ACGCCCCTGCACCCACATATAGCTGCAGTTTTAATTGTTCACCCGAATGTTCAGTCATCCGCGGGGCCATAAACTTACTAAAGGTCGCACAACCCCTTTCTTCCGCAGTCGCTTCGCCTTGGCATCCAAGCGCTGGAAGATGCTGGACTTGGTGTTTCTCATAGGTGGTGCTTTAGTGCTCATAAGTCATTCTAACACACCGGCGGCCATAAATACACTACAGAAATGTAAGGAGTACCTATGAAAATCACATCACGCCAGACAGACGAGCCTGAGAATGACGCGCTGATTGATCGGGTAGCTGCGTACCTTGACTTTCGCCTAGACAAGATCGAAGAGGCGATGCAGGAGTTCTGCGAGAATATGACTCAGAACATAGGTGAGTACATGGGTAATTACTCAGCGTTGATGCACCAGAATGTTCGTGAGTCTATCATGGACGAGATAAAGGTGGAGCTCATTGACTCGCTGAAGCAGCACCTCGCAGATCTGGTTACGATTGAGGAGCAGAAGGACGACATTACCGCTCTCTCCATGAAGCTACTAGGACAGGCCATTGAGGAGCAGGTCATCAAGAATGATTAGGAAAACCAAGAAGGGAACGTTCAAGCTTATCTCCAAGAAGGGCAAGTCCTTGGGCGAGTACCGCAGCCGGAAGCAGGCCATGAAACGAGAGGCCCAGATTAACTTCTGGAAACACCACAAATGACTGAATCAATCACGGTGCACGTTAGGCGCGGAGTAAAGCCGACCCTCGATGAGGAAACCATTGACGAGTGGTGCCAGCTGTACCCCGAGCACACGCGTGCCGAGGTTGAAGCGCATCTGCAACAGCACCTGGAGGCCCAACTTGCTGAGTGGTACAAGAGAATTGGGTATCATGATGACTGAACCAACGAGGCACTGGCTCTGGGACATGCTTCCCGTCAGCTTGCAGAACTACATCGTCAAGGGCTTTCGTAAGGAGTACATGAACGCGCTCATTGAGGACTGGACATGGGAGCGCGCTGAGCTGATTGAGATATTGGACAAGTTCCTTGAGGAGCGCATCAAGTTCGAATTTGATGAGCTTAACACTGACATCAAGGCACTTAAGGAAGAGAACGAGTTTCTGAAGAGGAGGTACTACGAGACATGAACGACGAACTTGACGAACTTGACGAACTTAGGGACAAGGTTGACCGAACCTGGCGGAACAAGAAACGCCGGAGGAACCTGACTATTGGGGCCGCGGTCATTGTTGCACTGAGTCTTGCTGCCTGGTACGCGAACCGCAACCCTGGCCCCGTGCCTTACCTCTGGAACCCGAGCCCAGCGTCGGCACCAGTAAGTTCAACCTAAAAAAGAGTAAACGTGGATATCGACCCGCACAACCCGAACGCTAATCGCCGCGGCCGCCCGCCCGGCGTTCCCAATAAGGTCACGACGCGTATTCGCGACGCTTTTGCGCTTTTGGTCAGTGAGAACTTAGATAACCTGTCGATTTGGTTAGCTGCTGTGGCTGAAAAGGATCCGCTTGCGGCCCTGAGGGTCATAACGGATTTGGCCGAATTTTCCATACCGAAGTTGGCTCGTTCTGAAATTTCCCATGAAGGGGTGGCTGCAATCCCAGGTGAGGTCATGGTCGTCATACACTCTAAGGACCCACCTAAGGACCCCGGTGCAGTTCAACATCCCGAAGTGGGCTGAACCTTTGCTTCAACCAGCCAGGTACAAAGGTACCTATGGTGGGAGAGGTTCCGGAAAGTCGCACACCTACGCCGAGCTGCTGCTGCTGGCGCACATTCTTGATCCAGGTACCTCATCCGTCTGCATCCGTGAGGTGCAGAAGTCAATCGCGCAGTCCGTCAAGCGCCTGCTAGAGAACAAGATCGACGAGCATGAGCTGTACCCCTACTTTGAGGTGCTTGAATCAGTGATCCGAAACAAGCGCGGTCGTGGAGTAATCACCTTTCAAGGGATGCAGAACCACACCGCGGATTCCATCAAGTCCCTGGAGGGCTATGACCGTGCCTGGGTTGAGGAGGCGCAGAGCTTATCTCAGCGCTCACTTGACCTGCTTCGACCAACCATTCGGCAGGGAGGCTCAGAGCTCTGGTTCAGCTGGAACCCCGAGGAGCCAACAGACCCCATTGACCTGCTTCTGCGCGGTGAGAACCTACCACCTGATGCCATTGTCATTCAAGCTAACTTCACCGAGAACCCGTGGTTCCCTGAGGTGCTTCGCGCGGAGATGGAGTTTGACAAGATCCGCGACCCGTTCAAGTACCGGCACGTCTGGCTTGGAGAGTACAACCAGCGTAAGGAGGCGCTGGTGTTTAGAAACTGGAGGATCCAGGAGTTTGACACGGATCCGCACGCTGAGTTCATGTTCGGTGGCGACTTTGGCTTCAGCGAGGACCCAGCCGCAGGCGTTAGGTGTTACGTTAAGGGCCGCCAGCTGTTCATTGATAGTGAGGTGCATGGGAACCAAGTCGAGACTCTAGACCTCCCCGCGTTCTTCAGCAAGCTCCCCGACATTAGCCGCTGGGTCTCCATCTTTGACTCAGCGCGTCCAGAGACCATCAGTCACCTGCAGCGTCATGGGTTACCAAAAGCCAAAAAGGCAGTCAAAGGTGCCGGCTCCGTTGAGGATGGGATTGAGTTTCTTCGCTCCTATGACATCATCGTTCACCCACGGTGCCAGCACACGGCAACTGAGTTTAGTAAATACAGCTACAAGATCAGCAAGCACACCGGGCATGTCCTACCCGAGCTTGAAGACAAGGACAACCACCACATCGACTCACTGCGCTACGCGATTGAACCTCTTCGACGCAGGCGCCCCACTATGCGGGTGATTTAAGGACACCGGAAAATGACCTTCGCAATTGAGCTGCCCTACATCGACATCTGCCGTTCGCAGAAGGAGTTTGATGCGTATTGCAAAAGTTGCAATTACCCATCCGAGGATTGGCTGAAGGACAACACTGATGGCTGCATTCGAACGCACTTGAGTAAAAATAACGATCTGTGTTTCTCGGTCTGCCTAGCTGAACGACCTGCCCATATCGATGATATTCAATTCTTTGGGTTGATAACTCATGAAGCTGTACATATCTGGCAGAACATGTGCGAGCATTATAATGAGCGTGAGCCGGGTAGTGAGGCTGAAGCGTATACGATTCAACGAATAGCTCAGGCTATTGCTTATACGTGTAAACGTGATGAAGCCAAGGCAGCTACTAAGTTGGGCAAGAAGCTGCCGAAGAAGGCCAAAAGGAAAGCAAAATGAGCACCAAATTCCTCGATATGTTCTCAGCGGATGCCCGCAACCTCGGCGTCAAGACCCTAGCGTACTACGACTCCAAGTCCAAGGAGTACCTCCAGAAGTACCTTGAGACCTACCGGCGAAACGCCCTAGCAAAGGGCATGGTTCCCCGCACCATCAACGTCGTCAGAGAGATCGTGGATAAGTCAGGCATGCTCTTCAGCGGCCGCGCCCCGACTTTGAACGTGTACCCGACGGGCGCCACCGAGCTTAAGGTTGATGACAACGCGAGCCTGCAGCTCCAGCACCTGATGGAAAAGGCGACCTGGATCGAGTTCTTCAACAATTTCGACAGCACTGTCCGCCTCCTGAAGACCGGCATGGTCCTGGTGCAGTACGACGCCGAGACCCAGGAGGTGTTCTTCACGAACCTCACCCAGGCCAACTCCGCGGTGAACGTCGTAAACCGCCAGGTGGAGACCTTGATCTACTTCACCGGAGCGAAGGGTGACGTGGACACGTACAGGATCTGGACGAAGGACATTGTTCAAGACCTGGAAGTAACCACCGGCGGTGGTGAGCGGGTCATCCCGGTAGGTGACAACCCGTACGGCATCATTCCGGTCGCCGTCTTCCACGACACGAACGTTCCCCGTGATGGATTCTGGAACCACATTCCAGAGGACCTCCTACACATTAATGACATCTATAACCTGCACATCACGGACGGTGAGTTCTCCATCGCACACGCAAAGATGCAGACGCTTTACACTAACGCAACGGTACAGGGCTCAGGCGTTGATCTAGGCGCTACAGCCATCGTAGATTACGGTAGCAAACTAGGCCCCCGTGCTGTCGGCGTCCCTGGTGGAGATTTCTATGCTGGAGGTCCCGGCGAACTCGTCGGGATTGAGACAGCGGGTGGTGACTCTGTCTTCCTTGAATATAAGGGACCTGCCCCTGATATTGCACCGCTGGATGCGGCCATCCGTGGCTGGTTCAGGGACTACGCCCGCGGCTGGTCCGTCGCGATTGAGATGGAGGGGAATGGTTACGGTAGTGCTGATAGTGGGTTCAAACTCGTGGTCCGTGAGCTCCCAAATCTTGAACTACGCCGCAAGCGCCAGCGGATGTTTGAGCGTGGTTTCAGGCAGCTATATGACGTGCTTTTGAAGGTGAACCAAGTGTTCAACGTCGGTCTAGTGCCCAATACCGTGCTATACGCTGAGTTTCTGCCACCTGAGCTGCCTACCGATGAGGGCGTCACTGAGGAGATCTGGACGCAGAAGATTAAGGAGGGCCGCGCCTCTGTCCTGGACTACTTCTGCGACCAGAAGGGGTACAGCCGTGAAGAGGCTGAGGTGAAGGTGAAGCAGCTGGCGGCTGACCGTGTGCTCCTGGAGAGCCTGAACCTCACCTCGACGCCCCGACCGAGCGAAGTTATAGCCCCAATCGCATAAATAACCACATGGTGGGCAATGAAATGTCCATGCTACTCAACCCCTTAGGAAAAAGGACGGCGAATGCCAGGAGTACAAACGGAAGGCGAACCGAAAACCGCCGAGGAACTGCAGACAGAACTCGATGCACTGACGAAGACCCATACGAATCTTAGCACAGCACATGAGAAACTGAAGCAGGACCATAGAGACTTGAAAGCGACTCACAGTGACGCCGCCGAACTGACGAAACAGATCGAGCGCCTCCACTCTGAGAAGGCGAAGCTGCTGAAGGAAAATGGTGAGCTGCAGGTGGCCTTTGATGACTACCGCAGCAAGGTTCAAGAAAAGGACCTGAAGGTGTCGGTGTTGACAGCGCTAAGCGAGGTCAGCGGGTCACCGGAAACCTGCCTGAAGCTGCTGGACCTGAGCACTATCAAGTTGAACGAACAAGGTGAACCAACCGAGGAAAGCCTAACCGCTGCCATCGACGCGCTAAAAACAACTGACCCCATCCTCTTCGGAGAGACCACTAAGGCCGCCCCGAAGACACCACCCATCAAGGCCGCCATCGAGAAGCAGACGCAGTCCGCTTACGAGACGGAGCTGGCCGCGGCGGTAAAGGCCGGAAGTTGGCAGCAGTACGATGAGGTGATGGCGAAGTACAAGATTGGTGCCTAAGCCGCCCGAATTGAAGGGCATTGAAACCTTTTCGCAAGCGAAAAGGACTGACTAGGAGCATCTAAATGCCTTTTACTCCAGGAATGACTGGTACCGTTGAAATCAGCCCTACCGTCCTCGCCGCCCTCAACGGCGCCTTCGACCTCTCGGTAAAGGCGGACGACATTGTCTCGAAGCTCGCCATCCGGCAGTTCGCCTCAGACCAAAACCAGCGAACCTTCTCCTTCGCGAAGGTCCTTCAGATTGATAGCTCGGTCTCCGCGCTACTCGACGAATACGAAGATCCAAACAGCACACCGCTTTCCGGCTCGACCAGCACCATCACGGCACTGGAATATGGCCGTGTGGTTACACCTACCGCTCTTGCGGACGCCATCTCAGGTGGTGCTCTGAGCCGCATCGCGGCTGCAAGGGTGGGTCAGGACGCTGCGAAATGGCAGAACCTGCTGGCGATCAACACTCTCGCCGCCGGCACGAACGCCCTGTTCGCCGGTACCGCAGGTACGGAAGCCGGCCTCGCCGCCGGTGATGTGATGACGCCAACACTTCTTAACATAGCGTACGCTCGCCTGAGCATCGCAGGTGCGACGAAGGACGGGCTAGGCATGTACCGCGCCATTCTGCACCCAGCACAGGTGCATGACCTACGAAACGGTACCGCGGCAGGTTCTTGGAACGACCTGAACAAGTACACCCGCCCTGAAGAGGTTATTCGCGGCGAGATTGGCAGCTTCAATGGCTTCCGCATCATCGAGTCCAGCTTGCTGGCTCCAGCAGACCAGACCGGTGCGGGCACGGTGGACGTTTACAAGGCGATCTTCTTCGGCGCTGACGCGCTGGGCCAAGGTGTTACGGTGCCGATTAGCCTGCGCATGACGTTCACCGATAAGCTGAACCGCTTCGCCCATATGGGCTGGTACGGCGTGCAGGTCATGGCGATCCCGGCGCAGGAGCAGGTGTACGTTATCAACACGTCTTCTAGCCTTGGTGTGAATGCCTAAGCTAACGCCCAGGGTCTAATCACCCTGGGCCTTTAAGGAGATGACATGACTGACGAAAAGAAAGCAGCGCCTGCTGCAGCGGAGCCACGCACCGCGAAGGCAGCGGTCACACCAACCGACCTCCTGACACCGGCAGTACCGGTACCCGGAGTGGAGCGAGTAGTAACGGGGAAGAACATCCTGACGGGGGAACCTGTCATCAAGGAGCGGCCAGTCAAGAAACTGGCACCCGACTGGAATACCGGCGATCGCGCACCTTATACAGTGCACACCGCCGTTACCGGCTCGCTGCTGAAGCGCGCCTTCGATCTCAAGGTCGGTGATACTGTGAACCTGAACGTCGATGAGGCGAAGTTGTTCGCGCCGTATGTGACGAAGGTGGTTCGCTAAAATGGCCCTGGTCTCTGACCCAACCGAGGAAGGGTACAACTCCTTCGCGTCACTTGATGAGGCGACGGCGTACTTCGGGGAAACGTACTGGAAAAACGGTAAGAACCCCTGGACAGCCTTCAATCCGGATGAGCAGGAAGCCTTGCTGATCACTGCGTCGAGGCGCCTGTCCGCGCTACCCTGGTTGGGTGTCCCGCTCGTTGACGCGCAGCTGCTGGCCTTTCCACGCAGTTACACGTCGTACGAGTATGGTGGTGTTACCGAGGTGGGCACAGAGGCCAACCCGTCCTGGCTCATTTCCGCAACCGCGGAAATGGCCCGTTGGACGTGGGAAGAGAGCACTCGCCCACTGGGTGACTTCGACCTCAGCGCCATCAAGTCAGTCAGCATTGACGGCGCGATCTCAGTTACGTTCCGTGATGGTGTTAGCGCCATCCTTCCGTCCGCGGTAATGGCCCTGCTGAAGACCGCGGGCTCAGCGTACATTGACCTGAGCACGGGTCCGCGCTCGATGACGATGGTGTACTAAATGGCCTTCAACTACGCCCCCTTCGCCGGCCTGGCCAGCTCACTCATCGGTAGCTTTGGCACTGAGGTGACCCTGAGCCGCAACGACGAGCCCATCGCCGTTACCAGCGGGGTGTTTAGCAACCGAAAAGTGTACCAGAGGAGCGCCAACGGACACGTTGAAGTGCTCGCAGTCAAGGTACTGGTGATCCCTGCCGTGGATCTTGACAGCCCACCGCTGCCGCTCGATACCTTGGCGGTTGGAACCGGTACCTACCAGGTGCAGGCCGTCAAGGAAATCAAGCCAGCCGACACCGTGATCTCATACGAACTGACCGTGGAGGGCGAATGAGAGAAGCCGCGATCAAAGCCGCGTTCGCCACTGCCCTCGAAGGCCTCGACCTGCCTAACCTGCAGCTCGAGAACACGAACCTAGGTGTGCTGAACAAGTTGGTGCCGTGGACCCGCGGCACCGTGCTCCCAGCGCGCCCTAGCCACCTGACGGTAGGCGTCGGTGGCATTGAGTACCTTTCCGGCTTCCTGCAGTTAGACGTCTTTGCACCACTAGGTAAGGGCTCTATTGACGCGGATACACTCGCCGATACTGTCGTCAGCGCCTTCCCGCCTCGCACCCGCCTCGAGGCTGAAGGTGATACCATCGTCGTCGACCGCTCGTACACTCAGCGTGCCCAGAGCTTCGACAGCTTCTATCAAATCCCTGTCATCGTCGAGTTTTTCGTGATGACGCACCGTAACTAAGAGGAGGTCGCTATGGCCACGGGTACAGGTAGTTTCTCAAAGATTGGCTTCGCCGAAGAAACGGTGTTCGGGGTGCCTGACGCCTCGCCTAACTTCACCGTAATGCCCTTCACGTCCTTCAACGTGGAGTACAACACCACCGTTATTACGACCCCGATCATTCACGGGGACAGGATGCAGCACTTCGCGCGGAACGGAAACGTGACGGTCAGCGGTGACATCGGCTCAGTGCTCCTACCTGAGGTGCACGACGGCCTCCTGAAGTCGCTGCTACTCGCCGATGACTGGGACGGCGACGAGCTGAAGACCGGGCTGGTCCGTACCTCGTACACCCTGGAGAAGGTGGTCGGCAAGAACGACGGCACGTTCCACTACTACACGTACAATGGCCAAGTCCCGAAGGCGCTGTCGATCAGCGTGAAGCCGGATGACGTGGTCACCGCGACCTGGACTTTCGTAGGTACCTCGGCTGAGGAGGTCGCTGAAGAGTCCCTTGACGCGGACTCGTACGACGACGCGGGAGACGATGTCCAGCCGTTCGTGCACCTGGACGGCACGTTCAGCGAAGCCGGAGTTCCGCTTGGTAACTTCACGGGCATTGACCTCACGATTGACAACGGTTACGAGGGTATCCCGGTGATTGGCTCACGGTACGCCCGTGACGTCATTCCACGGCAGTCAACCATCACAGGTGTGTTCACCGCTACGTTCGAGGATCCCACGATCCAGTCGAAGTTCATCTCGCAGACTCACACGGACCTAACGCTACTGCTGTCAGATGGAGCCCCGAACCCAGGACAGCCGGAACGTACCCTGACGATCTTCCTCCCGAACGTCCACTTGGACTCATACACGGCACCAATCACCGACGACTTCGTGATTGTCCAGACGTTCACCTTCACCGCGCTGTACGACAGTGGTACGGGATCGGACATCGTGATTACTCGGTCGGCAGCCCCAGTTACGCCGGCCGCACCCGCGAACACGGTTCTCCCGTCAATCACTGGTACACCAACGGTCGGCTCCACGCTTACCGCGGTTACTGGAACTTGGACCGGAGCACCCGCTCCTACGTTCACGTACCTGTGGAAGGTGGATGGGGCAGCGCCAGTCGGAGTGGCCACTAACTCAACCTTCGTTGCTGAGGCAGGTGATGTCACGGTGACGGTGACCGGTACGAACGCTACAGGCGCCGTGAACGCCACCTCGGCTCCTACCACGGTGACGTAAGATGGCAGGGAAGTACCCAACCTTCGAGGCCTACGTTACTGGGGTCCAGACCAAGGTTGCCGAGGAGGTCTTCCGGCGAATTGTGGAACGGACTCCCGTGGACACTGGGGCGGCTAGGGACAGCTGGGAGCTGAACTTTGTTCCAGCTGGTCACCGCATCAGCAGCGATATCCCGTACATGAATCGCTTGGAACATGGCTGGTCGCAACAAGCTCCGTCTGGGATGGTTCGAATAACCCTTATGGAGCTGGATGATATTGCCGAGACTATAAAGAGACAGGAAAACAGATGACTGAACTTACCTTTGAGGACCTGCTACCCACGACCGCAGAGCTGCAACCCACTCATCCCACGCTCGGGAAATTGCCGGTGAAGCTGAAGCTGCGGTCTACCCTGGCACCGGAGTTCACTCTAAAGCAAATCGAGAACATGCACATCTGGCGTCGCCTGGACAAAGCCGAGAAGAAGGACGACTTTACCTCGGTTGCCAAGGACCTGGAGAAGCAGGCAATCGATACCGCTGCATTCGCGATCATTGGGTGGGACAATGACAAGCTAATGGGCAGTACGTACTCTCCAGACGCGGCACGTAAGCTGATGGCTAATCCACAGTTCGCTTGGTTGCGAACGGAGGTGAACCAGTTCGTTAACACCGATACGAACTTCTTTCGTCAGCTTGAGAAACCAGTTGAGGGAGAAGGTCCTACGGGAGGTAAAGCAGAGCAGCCAGCAGGGTAATGCAAGTGCGAAGGAGCACGCTAAGGCGTACCGGAAGCTCAGAGGGTTACCTGAAGAACCAGATAATAGCTATGATTTCATAGATCTTCCACCCCGTTGGCTGCGCTACGGTGAGGTGCTGCTCAGCTTGTTTTGGGTATTGAATGAAGGTCGACAAGGCGGATTTAGTTTAAACCCGCTAACTTGGACAGACATCGAAACTTGGAGCAAGCTAATGAACATAACCTTACGCCCTTTGGAAGTAAACCTCCTGAAGGTAATGGACTCCGCGGTGCTGACAGGTTTCCGGGAGACCCAAAATGGCTGAGAATTATAGTATTGGTGTCGAGATCACCGAAGAGGGACTCGACGAGACCAAGGCCAGGATTAGAGCGTTACTCGGAGAGTTACCCAAGTTGGGTTCAGCTGCTAAGGGTGCTGGTTCCGACTTTGATGAGTTCACCCGAGGAGTGCTGGAGGGCATTCAAGCTGAAGTTAAAGCGCAGCTTGCACTCCGGAACCTCGGCACTGAGGTAGAACGCGTTGACTCTAAGCTCAAAGGAGTCAAACCTAGCACAGCTGCTGCTACTTCCGAGTTTGAGCGGTTGCTACGAGTTAGTTCCAATCTAGGTGGTGCACTTAGTACCATTCCAGGTCCCATTGGGCAGTTCGGAGGTGCAATTGGCAATCTCACCAGCTCCGCTCGAGCCTTCGCAGGTGTTGGCGGTCTGGTTGCTACCTCTCTAGTGGGTATTGCCGCCGCCGCCGCCGCAACTACAACTGCAATTGCATCACTCGCTATACAGCAAGCGCTTGCAGCTGATGATCTAGCCGAAGCAGCTGAGATCATGGGTGTATCTATCAGCAGGTACAACCAACTATCCCTTGCTGCCCAAGAGAACTCCGGCTCGGTTCAGGGCCTGTCCAGTGTTTACGACAAGCTATCGAGGTCACTGTCCAAGGGTGCCGAGGACAACGAGCGCACTCTGGATTCCTTCGCTAACCTAGGTCTTCGAATCGATGACCTAAATAAGCTGTCCCGGGAAGATGCTGCCGCCATCATCGTGAAGCGGTGGAAGGAACTTGGACAGACAGCAGTTGCAACTGCCTCGATGCTGCAGATACTGGGAGGATCAGCCCGATCCGAGAGTCTGGCCTTGGTTGCTGCTTCCGAACAGAGCGATGAGCTGAAGCGTCGCACGGAAAAGCTGTCCGAAGCTACGGAGAAGCTCTCCGGCAAGGGTGGCGAACTCGAGACCCAGCTCAACGACATCACGCGAGAGGTGAAGCTGGCACTGGCCGAGTTTGCACTTGAGTGGGCAGATCCAACTATTAGAGCTCTCGAGGGTATCAAGGAGCTGATTGACTGGATGCAGAAGATACCAGCTGATCCGCCTTGGTGGTACAAGCTGGTAGGGATTGGAGCTGACCTGGGTATACCGCAGTTGTTCCCGGACCAACGTCCAGACTCCAAGAAGAACCAAGCGAAAACTCAGAAGCAGCTCGATGATGAGGCTTTCTTGGAGTGGTCGGCTAGGAATGCAACCCCAGGTGGTTCAGTCCGAGGACCTCAGGTTCCTGTACCTACTCCTATGGGGCCACCGGCACCTTCTGCCGAGGAGCAGGTGAAGCGAGAACAAGCAGCACGAGAACGAGAGAAAGCTGCTGAAGAAGCCAGAAAGAAAGCCAAAGCTGAAGCTGAGCGATTGGCTGCCGAACAGAAGCGCCAACGAGAAGCAGCCGAGAAGTTTGCTAATGAGCTTCGACTACAGACTCAGTACAAGATCCAGTTTAACAATGCCATGACGGCTGGTAACCTCGTGGCTGCGGATGAACTGGAGATACAGGAGAAGATACGGGCTGCGATTGCGAGTCAGCCAGGGTTGTCTAAGCAGAAGCAACAACAGGTCGCGAAGGACGTGCGAGCGCAAGCTGAGTCCGACCGGAGTACCAAGCAAGCGGTTGGTCTGCGCGGGTTAGACCAGGAGGTAACTGCTCGGGAACGGCTGGCCGCGGTTACTCGACTCGGGGTGAACGCAACCCGAGAGGTGGAGATCCAGCTTGAAATTGAGAGTCGAGCTCGTTCTGAGGGAATCGACAAGATTCGGGACCACGTCGCGTATCTGGAGCTTGAATCCAGGGTCCGTCGGAGGTCAGCTGCGGACAACAGAATCTCGGTGGATAGCAGTCTCGAGGCTCTGGAGCAGCAATTGAAGGACGAGCGAGCGCTCGCGGCAGTTCGGAACGACGGGATCACAGCACAGAAGCTTGCCTCGGCTACTATCGAAGTGGATACCAGGATTCGGCAAGGTCGACAGGAGGTCACTGAGAAGGAACGCCAGAAGATGATCGCGTTGACTTTGGCAATCAGGGAGCAGCAGGAGATACCACGCACCTTCGAGGGAGGTGTCAAAGATGCATACACTTCCTGGACGAAGGGTGTCAACGACATGGGTACATTCGGTGAAAAGGTGTTCACTGACTTGACAACTGGACTTCGCGACGGTCTAGTGAACGGGATCATGGAAGGTAAACTTAGCCTCGACGAACTCGGTAAGACACTCATGAAGGACCTCCTTGGAAAGGGTATTGACCTCCTAATGCAGGACATGATGAAGGGGCTAGGGTTGGACAAGCTGTTCGGTGGTGTATCTTCAGGGGCAGCAATCGGCACCTCGGCGTCCAGCACGATGCTGGCTGAGGCACCGTTCATTGGTGCTGCAATTGGTTCCGCAGCAGCTGCTATGCTGCAGGGTGGTGGTAGTGGAAATAAAGGTGGTGGGCTGATGTCACTTATCAGCGCTGGAGCCAGTCTTTTCGGTGGTTCAACGGGAGCTGACACAACTAACTTTGTAGCCAACACCGGTAACGACGCAAGTATGTTTATTACACCCACAGTGAACGCGCTCGGTAATCTATACAACCGCGGTAACGTGATCCCCTTCGCCCGTGGCGGCATCATTGACCGCCCTGCGCTGTTCCCAATGCAGAGCGGTATTGGTCTGATGGGTGAAGCCGGCCCAGAAGGCATCTTCCCGGTAACACGTGACTCCAAGGGTCGGCTTGGCGTTCGCAGCGTAGGAGGGCAGGACCAGCCTCGGCCGACCGTTGTAAATAATCACTTTAGCATCACTGGCCCGGTTGATCGCCGCAGCGAGCAACAGGTAGCCGCAGCTGCTTATCGAGGTGCTTCGATAGCAACCCGAAGGAACTCCTGATGTTCATTGACATCCAATTTCCACCCTACATCAGCTACGGTTCGAGTGGCGGCCCTACGTACCTGACCACGGTGACGCAGGCCGCTGAGTCTGGCGTGGAATACCGGAATGCCGCTCGTGACATCGCGATCTGCCGGTGGGACGCCTCCTTTGGAATCATGTCTCAAGCTGATCTAACCGTGGTGCTGAAGTTCTTCCGCTTGTGCAAGGGAAAAGCCCATTCTTTCCGTTACAAGGACTGGGCTGACTTCCAAGTTACCGAAGAAGAGGGTTGGCTTGGTACTGCCGAAGGCGACGGTACGACCACCGTATACCAGTTGTACAAGCGGTACGCTGTCGGTGGTGTGTACTCGGAGCGCAAGATTCTGAAACCCGTACCTGCTTCTGTGATGGTCCTGGTTTCCGGGGCAGCCGCTGAAGCTACCGTTGACTACACTACCGGAGTGGTTACCTTCGACGTTGCACCGGCTGACGGAGCGCTGATTACGTGGACAGGGGAATTCGATGTCCCAGCGCGGTTCGACACTGATGAGATGAAGCAGAGCATCGACGATTTTCAGATGTCTTCCTGGGGGCAGGTACCAATTGTGGAGGTGCTCGTTCCGTGAAGCACATTTCCGATGAGCTGAAGGCGCACTACGCGGAGAGCAGTACCACTCTCAGCCTGTGCTGGCGTGCCACGCTACGGGATGGTACCATCTTTGGTGCTACGAATGCACAGACTGAGCTGATCATTGACGGAGTGACGTACTCACCACTTGCTGGCTTTACACAGACCGATGTGGAATCAGGCTCGCAGTTGGCCCCGGATAACCTGGAAGTTGAGGGTTTTCTGCAGGCACCTTCTATAGACCTCGAAGATATTCACTCGGGTCGCTGGGACAACGCTAAAATTGACCTCTTTGAGGTGAACCGAGCAAATCCGGCGATGGGTGCGAGGCTGCTTCGCTGTGGGACGCTCGGGGATGTGCGAGCCTCTCGCGACTCCTTCACGGCGGAGTTCCGGGGACTCCTGCAGCAGCTCAACAAGAACGTGGTGCGAATCACCACCCAGCAGTGCAATGCCGATCTGGGAGATAGCAGGTGTAAAGTTGATCTTGCACCATTCACCGTTACTGGAACCATCACCTCAGTGGTAAACTCAGGTGAGTTCACTGACACCTCCCGCACCGAAGTTGAGGATTGGTTCTCAGCTGGGAAGCTAACTATGACATCAGGTGCGAACGCCGGGTACTCCATGGAGGTCAAGCACTACACCGCAGGTGGCACCTTCAAGCTGTACCTCCCGCTGTACTTCGAGGTCGAGGTAGGTGATACGTATTCCGTCTACGCAGGTTGCCAGAAGCGATTTACACAGGACTGCAAAAACAAGTTCAACAACGTGCTCAACTTCAGAGGCTTCCCTCACGTCCCGCAGAACAAGATCTACAAGCGCGGTGACCGACAAGGGAGCGCCGACTAAATGGCAAACACCTCGGTCATCGGTTCAATTGTTGGCGCGATCATCGGAGCCGTCATCGGCTTCTTTGGTGGTGGCCCAGCAGGGGCTGTGCAAGGTGCGTTAAAGGGTTTTGCCATCGGTGGTGCCATCGGCGGGTTCTTCATGCGCCCGCAAGACATGGCCGGGCCGAGGCTGGAGGACT